GGGCCGGTGGCGGAATGCGCCACCGGCCCCGGCCGAGCAAGGAGAAAGGAGCACCTATGGAACGAACAACTGGGACGGCAGGTGCGGTGGTCGAGCGGGGAGACGGCCGGCTGCTGCCGCGGATGGGCGGCCCATCCCGGCGGTCCTGGAGCGCCGGTGACGAGCGCCAGCTCAGCGACCTCTGGATCGCCGGCATTCCGCGCGCCCAGATCGCCGCCCGGCTCGGCCGGACGGAGCCGGCAATCCAGAGCCGGGTGACGAAGCTTCGTCTGCCCATCCGCCCCCCGTTCGGCGGTCGCCGGCCGCTCTGGACCGATCACGATCTGGAGCGGCTGCGCGCGCTGTGGCAGGCCGGCGTCCCGGTGGCGGAGATCGCCGCCGCGCTCGGCCGGACATGGGCCGCTACGAGCATGATGGCTCGTCGGGCCGGCCTGGCGCGACGCCGGCCCGGCCGGCATCCGGACATCCCCGATAGGCCGCGCGCATTGCCCGACGACCCCGCCGCCACGGAGCGCTTGCCGGCGCTGCAATGCGAGATCGAGCGCCTCTGGCTGCTGGTCGCCGCGGCATACGGCAGCATCGACCTCCGCCAGGCGGCGCGGGCGCTGGGCCTGGCCTCCCCTGATGACGTCGACCGTGCCATCGAGCGCGCTGCTGCCGTCGGCCGGCTGCTCGCCGAGCAGCGCGGCCAATCCCAGGAGCGGTGACCGCATGGCCATCATGTACGGATCGCTCTTCGCTGGCGCTGGCGGCTTCGACCTCGGTTTCGACCGGGCTGGTATGGCCTGCGCCTGGCAGGTGGAGATCGACGACGCCGCCCGCTGCGTCCTCGCCCGCCACTGGCCGGATGTGCCGCGCTTCGCCGATATCCGTGCCTGCGGCGCGCACAACCTGCGACCGGTGGACGTGATCGCGTTCGGCTCTCCCTGCCAGGACCTCTCGATCGCCGGCCGCCGCGCCGGCCTCCAGGGAGAACGGAGCGGCCTCTTCTATGAAGCGACGCGAATTATCCGAGCGCTGCGTCCAGCTATCGCTGTGTGGGAGAATGTTCCCGGAGCCCTCTCGAGCGCTCGCGGTCGCGACTTCGGGGCGGTCCTCGACGAGCTGGCCGACTGCGGGGCGCTGGACATCGGCTGGCGAGTGCTGGACAGCCAGTGGTTCGGAGTGGCCCAGCGACGCCGCCGTTTGTTCACTGTCGCAGATTTTAGAGGCCAGCGTGCCGGAGAAATACTGGCTCTCGCCGAGAGCGTGCCGCGGTCTGCTCCGCCGCTGCGCCCGGCGGGGCCGGACCTTGCCGGCGCCCTTGGCGGCGGTACTCCAGGCCAGGGCTGGCGATCCGATCCCGAGCGCATGACGCTTGTCACGGCATTCGCCTGGCAATCCGGCGGCGCCGTCCGGACCAGCGTGACCGAGGACCAGACGGCCACGCTCCTGTCCCACCAGATGCCGGCGGTCATGGCCTTCACCGTTGACGCTCGAGGCGAAAGCGCCTGCATCGCCGCAAGCACGACCCACGCCAGCACGCTCCAGGGCAAGCACCGGCCAGCGGTCCTGGATCACCTGGTCGTCCGCCGGCTGACCCCCCGCGAGTGCGAGCGCCTCCAGGGGTTCCCGGATGACTTCACCGCCTGCGACGGCAGCGGCCGGCCCCTCAGCGATAGCGCCCGCTACCGGCTGCTCGGCAACGCCGTGACCGTGCCGGTCGCTACCTGGCTGGGCCGGCGCATCGTGGCCGCGCTGGCCGCTGGGAAGGTCGCCAGTGACTGACCGCAGCGCCCCCGCGCCCGCCCCGCTCGCTGAAGATGCGGCGACTCTCCCAGCGCTGCTCGGCTACGGCCACTGGCTGCCGATCCGCGACGGCGACCCGCGCGGCCTGGCGCTCTACCTGCGGCCGGCCGCTCCGCACCCGCGGCGGCCTGCTGATCCTGGAGATCACCCCATGAGCGGCTTTGGCGCGATTCTTGCCGATCCCCCCTGGCGCTATCGCGTCTGGAGCGCCGCCGGCACGGGGCGATCGGCCGAGCGGCACTACCAGGTCATGCCGACCGAGGCGATCTGCGCGCTGCCCGTCGCCCGCGTGGCCGCCGCCGATAGCGTCCTGTTCCTCTGGGCGACCTGGCCGCTGTTGCCTGACGCGCTGCGCGTGATCGACGCCTGGGGATTCACCTACCGCACCTGCGCCTTCACCTGGGTCAAGCTGGGACGGGCACAGGGCAACTCATTCGCGCCTCGCCTGCATATCGGGATGGGGCACTGGACGCGCGCCAATACCGAGCCGTGCCTGCTCGCCACGCGCGGCCGGCCGCGTCGCCTGGCGCGCGATGTCCGCCAGGTCATCCTCAGCCCGGTTGGCAGGCATAGCTGCAAGCCGGACGACCAGTACGAGCGTATCGAGCGACTGGTCGCCGGCCCCTACCTGGAGCTGTTCGCCCGCCGCCGGCGGCCCGGCTGGACGGCGCTTGGCGATGCGATCTCCGGCCGCGATATCGCGATCGACCTCGCGGCCCTCGCCGGAGGCGATCGATGACCCGGCTGATCCGTCTCGACCACGACCCCGCCGGCCGGCCCGACCACGAGGCCGCGCTGCTCGGCCAGGTCCTGGCGGCCGGCCTGCCCCGGCCGGAGCGGCAGGTGCGCTTCCTGGCGGGCCGGCGCTGGGCCTTCGACTTCGCCTGGCCCGACCGGCGCGTCGCCGTCGAGGTCGAGGGCGGCATCTGGTCCGCCGGCCGCCACGTCCGCGGCGACGGCTTCGAGCGCGACGCCATCAAATACAGCGAGGCCGCCATCGCCGGCTGGCTGGTCGTCCGCGTCACCCCGGCGATGGTCGCTGACGGCCGCGCCCTGGCCCTGGTCGAGCGCGCCCTCCGAGCGCGATCCTGATTAAGGCTGCGCGCTATGCGGATAGCGATAACCGGCGCCTTGATCCGCGCGTATATGCTAATACTTGCTAGGATTGGGATGTTGCCCCCGGCATAAGGAACCGGCCATGCCCTACCGCCCGTTGCCCCCCTGCCGCTGGCCCGGCTGCTCTATCCGGAGCGTCAGCTCCGGCTATTGCGGCCGTCACCTGGCCGCTGCCCAGCAGCGCGAGCGCGAGCGCAAACGCGCCTATGAGGCCGGCCGCCCCAGCGCGAGCGCTCGCGGTTACGGCGTCGCCTGGCGACAGCGCCGGGCGGATTACCTCGCTGCCCACCCCCACTGCCGCTGCTGCGGCGCCCCGGCGACCGATGTCCATCACCTCGTGCCGCGGCGCGCTGCCGGCGGCGATAGCTGGGACAACCTCGCTGCCCTCTGCCATGCCTGCCACTCCCGCATCACTGCCCGGATCGAGGGCTGGCATTGGGGCCGCACCGCCCGGCCGCGCGGCGGCGCTGGGGGGTAGGGGGGTCGGATCGCTGGCGCGGCCTCAGGGACCGGCGGCGGCAGTCACGCGCGCACGCAACCGTACCCGGATGCGCTTAAGGAGTCCGCATGGCTACGCGCCTGCCGCCGGCGCCGCCGCACCTCTCCGCCGAGAGCCAGCGCTGGTGGCGACAGATCGTCCGGCTCTACGAGCTCGAGCCGCATCACCTCCGCCTGCTGCAATCGGCCTGCGAATGCTGGGACCGAGTGCTCCAGGCCCGAGCGGCGATCGAGCGCGACGGCCCCTATTACCGCGACCGGTTCGAGCAAATCCGGCCCCACCCAGCGCTCGCGGAGGAGCGCGCGAGCAAAACGCTCATGGCGCGACTGCTGCGCGAACTCGCGCTCGATATCGAGCCGCCAGCGGACGTTGGGCGACCGCCGGCCATCCCACCCGGTGCTGGGCGGAGGGTGCGCTAGATGCCGCGCGTCCGGCGCCGTGGCGTGGCGCTCCGCGACACCCCGACACTCGACGACGATCTCGGCCTGCCGGAGTGGCCGCCGGGCGAGCGCGCCGTCGCCTTCATCGAGTCGCTCTCGCACACCAAGGGCCGCTGGGCGGGGCAGCCCTTCCGGCTCCTGCCCTGGCAACGCGCGTTGATCAAGCAGCTCTTCGGCACGCTCCGGCCGGATGGGACCCGCCAGTATCGCACCTGCTACGTCGAACTCGGTCGCAAGAACGGCAAAACCACGCTGGCGGCCGCGGTGGCGCTCTATCTGCTCTGTGCCGACGGCGAGGCGCGTGGCGAGGTCTATTCGGCCGCCGGCGACCGCGACCAGGCGTCGCTGGCCTACCATGAGGCGGTGGCGCTGGCGCTGGCGACGCCGGCGCTGCGCGAGCGCTGCCGGATCGTCCGCAGCGGCCGGATCATCGAATACGCCGAGACCGGCGGCTTCTACCGCGCCATCCCGGCCGATGCCGCCGGCAGCCACGGCTACAACGCCTCGGGGATCATCCTCGACGAGGCCCATGTCCAGCCGAACCGCGACCTGTACGACACGCTCGTCACCTCGGTCGGCGCGCGCCGGCAGCCGCTCGTCTTCATCATCACGACCGCCGGCTACGACCGGACCTCGCTCTGCTGGGAATTGCACGAATATGCCCGGCAGGTGCGGGACGGCATTATCGATGACCCGACGTTCCTGCCGGTGCTCTTCGGCGCGGAGGAAGGCGACGACTGGACCGATCCGGCCGTCTGGCGGCGCGCCAACCCCAGTCTCGGCGAGACGATCAGCGAGGCATTCCTCGCGGAGGAATGCCAGCGGGCGCGGCAGACGCCGGATTACCAGAACACCTTCCGCCGGCTCTACCTCTCGCAGTGGGTCAGCCAGGAGACGCGCTGGATGCCGATGGACGCCTGGGATGCCTGCGCCGCGCCGGTGCGGCCGGAACCGGGCCAGCGCTGCTGGGTCGGCCTCGACCTGGCCAGCACGACCGACCTGGCCGCGCTCGTCGCCCTCTTCGAGGATGGCGACGGCTACAGCGTGCTGCCATATCTATTCGCTCCAGCCGACAACATCCGCGAGCGAGGCAACCGCGACCGGGTGCCCTATGAGCGCTGGGCCAGCGAGGGCTACCTCGAGCTGACACCCGGCAATGTGATCGACTACGGCCGCATCGCTGCCCGTCTCGACGCGCTGCTCCGCGAGTATGATGTGGTCGAGGTCGGCTATGATCCCTGGAACGCAACCCAGTTCGTCCAGCCCTTCGCCGACCAGGGCGTCGTCTGCACGCCGGTCCGGCAGGGCTATCAGTCGCTCTCGGAACCGACTAAGCGCCTCCGCGCGCTGGTCCTGGAGGGCCAGCTCCGCCACGGCGGCCACCCGGTGCTGCGCTGGATGGCCGACAACGTGGTCGTGCGCACCGACGAGAACGAGAACGTCCGGCCGATCAAGCCGAGCAGCCGGCAGCGCATCGACGGGATCGTCGCGACGATCATCGCGCTATCGCGCGCGCACGCCGGCGACGGGGGGAGCGTCTATGACCAGCGGGGCGTGCTCGTAATATGAGGCGCTGGCGATTGCCGCGGCCGGATCGCGAGCAGGCATCCGATTGCTGCTACGGGCTGGGCGCGCTGCTGCTTGCGGCGGCGGCCTGGCAGGCGGCCGGGCTGGCGGCGGGCCTGGCCGTGCTCGGGCTGGCCGTGCTCGTCGCCGGCTGGGCGCTGGCACGATGAGCATCTTCGGCGCGCTCCGGCGCGAGCGGCGGGCGCTCACCGAAAGCGAATGGCTGCTTAGGGCGCTCGGCGCGACCGCTACGGCGACCGGCCGCCAGATCGGCGCGACCGAGGCGCTGCATATCTCGGCGACCTATGCCTGTGTCCGGGTGATTGCCGAGACGATCGGCTCGCTGCCGCTGGTCGTCTACCGGCGACTCGCCAGTGGCGGCAAGGTGCGCGACCAGGGCTATCCGCTCTACCGGCTGCTCCATGACCAGGCCAACCCGGTCATGACGGCAATGGAGGTCCGGGAGGCGCTGACCGGCCACGCGGTGCTCCATGGCAATGGCTACGCCGAGATTGAGCGCGATGGGGGCGACGGCATCCGCGCGCTCTGGCCCCTCCGGCCCGACCGCATGACCGTCTTCAGCGATCCGGCCACCGACGAGCCGCGCTATCTCTATACCGCGCCCGACGGTCGCCAGGTCGCCATCCCCTGGCAGAACGTGCTCCATCTGCGCAACTTCGGCAGCGGCGGCCTCATCGGCTATAGCACGATCGAACTCTTCCGCGAGAGCTACGCGCTGGCGCTTGCCGCCGAGGAATACGGCGCGCGCTTCTTCGCCAACGACAGCCGGCCGGGCGGAGTCCTGGAAGTGCCGCACAAGCTGCGCGACCCGGAGCGCCTCAAGGCGAGTTGGGAGGCCGCCCACCGCGGCATGCGCGAGTCCTGGCGGGTCGCGGTGCTCGAAGAGGGCGTCACCTGGAAGCAGATCGGCATTCCGCCGAAAGACGCGGAATTTCTCGGCCTCCGCAAGTTTCAGATCGCGGAAATCGCCCGGATCTTCCGCGTTCCGCTGCATATGATCGGCGAGTTGGACCGCGCTACCTTCTCCAATATCGAGCATCAGGCGCTCGAATTCGTCATGCATACGGTCCGGCCCTGGGCAGTACGCTGGGAGCAGGTCATCATGCGCGATCTGTTCTTCCGGCAGCCGGGGGCGCGCGGGCGCTTCGCCGAGCATATCCTCGACGGGTTGCTGCGCGGCGATGCCCTCGCGCGGGCGCAAGCGCTCGCGATCCAGCGCCAGAACGGCGTGCTGACCGCGAACGAATGGCGAGAGATCGAGAATCGGAACCCGATCGAGGGCGGCGACGCGCTGCTGGTCAATGGCAATATGCTGCCGATCGGTCCGGACAGCCGGCCGGCGGGGGCCGCGCCGGAGGGACCGGCGACGGGAGAGGGAGGGGATTGATGCGCGAGAGGATCCGGCCGGAGCGGCAGCGCCGGTCACTGCCGCTCGCCCTCGCGGAGCTGCGGGCGACGCGCCAGGCCGCGCGGGAGGGCGCGCTCGCGACGCTGACCGGCTACGCGGCCGTCTTCGGTCAGTGGAGCGAGCAGCTCGCCTCCTGGAGCAGCGACGGCTTCCGTGAGCAGATCATGCCGGGGGCCTTCGCCCGGGCGATCCAGGAGGACGACGTGCGCGCGCTCTGGAACCATGACGAGTCCATCGTCCTGGGGCGCAGCCGTGCCGGCACGCTGCGTCTGGCGGAGGACCGCCATGGCCTGCATGCCGAGATCGACCTGCCCGACAACGAGTGGGGGCGGCCGGTCCTGCAGGCGGTCGAGCGCGGCGACGTGACCGGCATGAGCTTCGCCTTCGACGCCCTGCAGGAAAGCTGGAACTGGACGCCAGCCGGGCAGCCGGACGAGCGGACACTCCATGCGGTCCGGCTCTTCGACGTCAGCCCGGTGACGTTCCCGGCCTATCCCGACACCGAGATCGACGTGCTGCGGTCACATGCGGCCAGCCTCGACCTGGACGGACTCGCGCTCCTGCTCGCGCGCGCCCAGGCCGGCCTGCCGGCGCCGGCCGCCGATCATGCGCTCATCCGCACCGCGATCACCCTGTTGCAGCGTGCGCTCCCGGACGGATCGGGCCGGCCGGAAGGCCACGCCTCATCCGCCGGCGCGCGGGCGCCGGAACCGCCCGCCTGCCGGCTCGCCAGCGCCTGGCTGCGGCTCCATCAGGCGGATTGATCCTCGCTCCGGCAGCAACGCTGCCCCACGAAAGGAGAGACCATGCTCCACGAACGCATCCGCGATCTCCGCTACCGGCGCGGTCAGGCCGTCGCGGCCGCCCGCGCGATCCTGGAGGCCGCCGAGCGCGAGCAGCGGCCGATGACCGATGATGAGTCGCGCCAGTTCGACGCCCACCTGGCCGAGAGCGATCAGTTGCGGGCCGAGATCGAGCGCGCCGAGCGCCTCATGGCCGAGCAGGCGGCCATCGAGGCGTCGCAGGGGACCTACGCCGGCGGCGTCCGCGCCATCACGCCGCCGGCCGCCGAGCCAGCAGCCGACGCGCGCGGCGGGCAGGACCTGGCGCGCGCGGCGATGCGCGCCTTCATCCGCGGCGGCCTGCCGGCGATGAGCGAGGCCGAGCGGCGCGCCCTCCAGGCCGACATCAGCACCGCCGGCGGCTTTATCCGCCCCGATCAGCAATTCGTCGCCAGCCTGATCCAGGCGGTGAGCGACCTGGTGTTCGTCCGCCAGTTCGCGACGGTCCGGATGCTCGATAACGCCGACAGCATCGGCGTGCCGGTGCTGGACGCCGACCCGTCCGACGCCGACTGGACGGCCGAGCTGGCGACCGGCAGCGAGGACGCGTCGATGGCCTTTGGCCGGCGCGAACTGCGGCCCAAGCCGCTCGCCAAGCGGATCAAGGTCAGCAATAAGCTGCTCCGCCAGGCGTCGCTCGATATCGAGGCCCTCATCCGCGAGCGGCTGGCCTACAAGTTCGCGATCCCGCAGGAGAAGGCGTTCCTCTCCGGCAACGGCGCGAATCAGCCCCTCGGGGTCTTCGTCGCCTCGGCCGATGGCATCAGCACCAGCCGCGACGTCCTGACCGGCTCGGCGACCGCTATCACCGCCGACAGCCTGATCGACGCCAAATACGCCCTCAAGGGACAGTACTGGGGCCGGCCGAGCACCCGCTGGTGCTTCCACCGCGACGCGATCCGGATGATCCGCAAGCTCAAGGACGCCCAAAACCAGTATCTCTGGCAGCCGGGTCTGGCCAGCGGGCAGCCGGATACGATCCTCGACATCCCGTTCGTCGTCAGCGAGTACGCGCCGAATACGTTCACCACCGGTCTCTACGTCGGCATCCTCGGCGACTGGTCCTATTACCACATCGTCGAGTCGCTCCAGTTCCAGATCCAGCGCCTGGTCGAACTCTATGCCGAATCGAACCAGACCGGGTTTATCGGCCGGGCCGAACTGGATGGCATGCCGGTGCTCGAGGAAGCGTTCGTCCGGCTGCGGACCAGCTAGCCGCGCTGAGCAGGAGGCGGGGCCGCGAGGCCGGCCCCGCGGGGAGGGATTATGGTCGATCTGGAAAACTACCTCGACGTGGTGCAATCGCTCAACCCGGCCGCGCGGACGGCCAGCGCCAATGGCGCCGGCGTTGATCTGGCCAATTACAACGGCGCGATGGTCGTGCTGCATGTCGGGACGATTACCGACGGCACGCATACGCCGCGGGTCGAGGAGTCGTCGGACAACTCGACCTACACCACGGTCGCCGCTTCCGACCTGATCGGCTCGCTGGCCGCGCTCGCGACCGGCGTAGTCCAGAAGGTCGGGTATATCGGCTCGCGGCGGTATATCCGCGTCGCCACGACCGTGAATGGCGCGACGAACGGCGGTGTGTACGGCGCCTCGGTCGTGCGCGGCTTCCCGCGGAAGGGGCCGAAGTGATCCTGGTTCGGCTGCGCACGAATCTTGCCGCGCCGGCGGTGGCTGGCTGGCCGGGCGATGTGCTGGCGCTTGAGCCAGCCGTCGCCCGCGCGCTGATCGCCGGCGGCTATGCCGAGCCGGCTGGTCCAGCAGGGGCGGAGCAGGCAACGGCTCCGCCGCCGGCCGAGACGGCGGCACTGGCGGCGCGCCAGACTCGTCAGGGCCGCCAGCGGCGGGGATGACATGGCGATCAAGGGCTACACCAATCCAGACCGGGTGGCGGATTATCTCGGCGTCAGCCTGACCGCCGCGCAGATCGCGCAAGCAGCGCGGCTGATCGAGGCCGCCGAGGCCGCCATCGACGCCTACTGCGGCCGGGCCTGGCTGCTGGGCGTCCAGACCGACGAGGCGCATTATGCGCCGTTCACATCCCGCCTCTATGTCCGCTATCCGCCCTGCAGCGCCATTACCACCGTCAAGGCGCGCGCCAGCGCCGGCGACGCCGAGACGGTGCTGGTCAGCGGCGAGGATTACGAGGTGCGGTCGCTTGAGGACGGGCTGATCTGGCTCGCATCGCCGGAGGCCCATGACCGCATCCGCGTAACGTACACGCCGGATGCCTCGCTGCCGGCCGATGTCGCGCTCGCCGCGACCGAGCTAGTAGCAAGCTATCTCCAGCCAGCGTTGCGGCCAGACAGCTACGGCCTCGAGTCCTTCCGGCTGCCGGACCTGGAGGTCCGCTTCGCCCGCTGGCAGGGCGGGCCGGATCTGCCGCCGGGGGTGATGCAGCGGCTCGGCGCCTATGTGTTCACGCGGGTAGCATGATCGGCCTCGATCAGCGCGCGACGGTCTATACGCCTGATCCGGCCACTGGCGCGGCAACGGTGCTGGCACGCAGCGGGCTTGCCTGCCGGCTGGCGATCGCGACCGTGCCGCAGGAGCCGAGCGAAGAGCGGGCCGAGATCGACGCGCGCCGGCTATTGCTCTGGGAGCCGGGCTACGTGATGGACGAGACGGCACAGGTCGAGATCGACAGCGTGCGCTGGAACCTGCGGCCCGGCACGCTCGCCGCCGTGCGCGGTCCGGGCGGCGCCGTGCTCTACCGGCGCGCCGAGGTCGTGCGCGCCGTCTAGGAGGAGACGATGGCGACAGCCGAACGGGGGCGCGTCATGGGGCTGACGCGCGCCCCGGTCGAACTCACGCTCCACGGCATCGAGGAGGCCCGCTCGCGCCTCACCAACCTGGCCGTGACGGTCTCCGGCTATAGCCGGACCGTCCACGTCGGCAGCAGCCTGCCCTATGCCTACGGCCAGGAGACCGGCCGGCACCGGATCAGCGGCAAGCTGGCGCGCCGCTCCGGCCCGACCTATTTCCTGACCTTCGCGGCCCAGGAGGTGCTCGACCAGGCGACGCCCGATCTGCTGCGCGGCCTGGAGATGAGCGCCCAGGGCCGGCGCCTGACCGGCCTGGGGCAGGTACTGCGCGTCGCGCGCTGGGTGCGGCGGCTGGCGAAGAAGTATGCGCCGCGCGGCGAGGGGAACAAAGCATTCCCGGCCGGCAGCCTGCGGCGCAGTCTGCGCGTGACCGTCTCCCGGGCCGATGCGCTGCGGAGGCGCTAGGTGGCCTATTCGCTGATCGCGCCGGCCCAGCGCCTGCTGGCCATCCTCCAGGGCCTCGCCGGCATCGGCGGAGCGCAGATCGGCGTGCCGGAGAGCATCGGTCCGCGTGTGTATGCCTACCTGACGGCCGGCGGCATCTCGTCCGGGCGCAAGGCGAACGGCATCATGTACCGCGACGCGCGCTACCGGATCGCCTTTGTCTACCGCCTCGATGGCGCGGAAACGGCGGCCGAGACGACCGTGATGGGCCTGGTCGACGCGTTTCTCGCGGCGCTCCATGCCGATCTGACGCTCGCCGGGACCTGCGAGGCGATTGAGATTGACGCCGGATTGGCCGACGCGCCGGAATACCAGATCCGGGCCGGACGCGAATATCGGGAGTGGCCGCTCACGGTGAGCTGCCGGCAGTACGCGACCTATACCACCTAATGGAGGCGGCATGGAGGGCAACCGGATCGTCTACCGCTATACCGGCCGGGACGGCGAGCATCACTCCGGCATCCCGGCCCGCGATCTGACTGCTGATGAGATAGCGGCGCTGGCCGCGCCCTTGCGGGCGCTGCTGGCGGCCAGCCCGATCTATCGGGTCATGCCGGATGCGCCGGCGCGCCCCGTCCCAGCGCGGCGCGCGCCAGCGGCGACCGACCAGGGAGGTGAGTGATGCCGGGCGAACTCTGGCGAGAGAGACTCCAATTCGGCCGTGAGTCGGCCTATGGCACGGCGGTCGCCGCGACGCGGATCGCCTACGTCAGCGATCCAAAGTTCAACCGCACGCGTGAGCCGCGGATCCACCGCTTCGCGACCGGCACCCGCGAGCGGATTCGCGCGGTCACGCTCGGCCCAGCGCAGGTCTCCGGCCAGGTGACGCTGCCGGTGAGCGCCGACGAGCTGATCGAGTGGCTGTTGATCTCGCTCCAGGGCGGCGTGACGCCGACGACGCCATCCGGCGGCACGGCGACGCGCCTCTGGACCTTCGTGCCGTCGGCCACGCTCGACAGCATGACGATCGAGTACAACGACGGCGACAACAACTGGCGGCTACGCGGCGTCTACGGCTCGAAGATCACCTTCTCCGGCTCGGTCATGGGCGAGAACAACGTCACGATCGAGCTGTTCGGCAAGGAGCAAGAGGTGCTCGGCAGCCTCACCGGCAGCCTGACGGAGCGGACGCCGACCTTCATCGAGGGCTGGCAGACACGGCTCTACGCCGACGCTTTCGGCGGTACGCCGGGCACCACCCAGCTCTCGGGCGTCCTGATCAACTGGACGGTCGAGATCTCCCTCAATCTCGGCCGCAAATATACAGCCGACAACACCCTCGAGATGAAGGCGGCCATCGTGGGCGAGGCGGAGGCGACCGCCAAACTGACCTTCGAGGCCGCTACCACCCACGCCGATACCGAGTACAGCAATTGGAACGGCGAGACGGCGCGCCTGCTCCGGCTCGAGATGGGCCAGCGGGAGCAGATCGAGACAAACCCGGTGAATGAGGTCCAGAGCCTGAGCATCACCGGCTCGCCGACCGGCGGCTCGTTCACGCTCTCGTTCCGGGGCCAGACGACCAGCGCCATCGCCTATAACGCAACGGCCGCCGCCGTCCAGGCCGCGCTCGAGGCGCTGCCGGCGATCGGCAGCGGCAACGTTGTCTGCACCGGCGGCCCGCTGCCCGGCACGGCGGTAACGATCACCTTCCAGAACGTGCTCGGCGGCCTCAATGTGCCGCAGATCAGCGTCGCGTCGAACAACCTCACCGGTGGCACCTCTCCAACCCCCTCGGTGAGCACCACCACCCAGGGCGTCGGCTACAAGCGGGCCGTCCAGATCGACCTACCAGGCAAGTGGACGGCGGTCGACACCAGCGGGGAGGACGAGGGCACGCGCACCTACGAATTCTCCCTCCAGGGCTACTATGACACGACCAACGCCTTCTCGGTTGCCATCCGCTGCTACAACAATCGCACCAGCGCCTTCTAGGGCTGGGGGAGGGCTGGATGAAGGCAGCGATGGCGGACGGGCCGCGCATCCCGCGCCGGACGCGCTGGGTTGCGGTCGATGCGGAGGATTATCCCGATCTCCAGGTGGAGCTCTGGCTCAATGCGCCGCAGCGCATCGTGGCCGCCTTCGGCGCGCTCAAGGACGACCCGGCGGGCGCGGAGGCCGCGCTGCGCCAGGTCGTGCTCGGCCACAACGGCTGGACGGACAGCGAGGGCCGGACGCTGCCACCGCCGCATGAAGAGGCGTTCTGGCAGGCGATCCCGACCGAGATCGCGCTCCTGATCCTGGGGCGCTATCTTCAGGAGGTCGCCCAACTCCCAAATTTTCTCAGCGCGAAGCTCGGCAGCTTGCTCGCTGGCTCCGCGCCAGCGACCGGCGAGGGCTGACCGTGCCCTGGGCCTACATCCGGCGCGACATCGCCGCCGCCTGGGGCGTGCCGCCCTGGTGCGTCGATGAGGCGCCCTACGACGAGGTGCTGCTGGAATTGCGTATCCGGGCGATTGAGGGCCGGGTCGCGGCCGAGCAGCGGACGCGGGCGACGGAGCCGGCCGCGCCCAGCCGGAGGCGGTAGATGGCCGACCTCAATCTCGCCGTGCGCATCGCTGGCCAGGATGCCGGCGCGAGCTCGGTCATCGACCGGATCAACGCTGGCCTCGGCGGGATGCAGAGCGCCGCTGGCGCGGCGGTTAAGGCAGTTGCCGGGCTTGGCCTGGCGGCGGCCGGCTTGGCCGCGGGCGGGCTCGGCGCCAGCATCAAGGCTGCCGCCGACTTCGAGCGTGTCATGGCCGGAGTCAAGGCGGTCAGCGGCGCGACGCAGGAGCAGATGCAACGGCTGTCGGGCCTCGCGCTGCAGCTCGGCAAGGACACCGCCTTCTCGGCCGCGGAGGCCGCGTCCGGCATCGAGGAACTCGTCAAGGGCGGCCTGAGCATCCCCGACATCATGAACGGTGCGGCGAAGTCGATGCTCGACCTGGCCGCCGCCGGCGGCATCAGTGTGCCCGAGGCGGCGACCATTGCGGCGAATGCGATGAACCAATTCGGCCTCAAGGGCGAACAGATGTCCCACGTGGCCGATCTGATCGCCGGGGCGGCGAACGCGAGCGCGATCGACGTGAAGGACTTCTCCTTCTCGCTCCAGGCGGCCGGCTCGGTCGCCGCGGCGATGGGCCTGTCGTTCGATGATTTGGCTCAGTCGATCGCCGTGCTCGGCCAGGCCGGCCTCAAGGGCAGCGATGCCGGCACCAGCCTGAAGTCGATGCTCCTGCAGCTCCAGCCGCAGACCGAGAAGGCGGCCGACCTGATGCGCCAGCTCGGCATTCTCACCGCTGACGGCTCAAACCGGTTCTTCGACGCGACCGGCAAGATGCGCTCGATGGCGGAGGTGGCCGGCATCCTCCGCGAGGCGACCGCGGATATGAGCGAGCAGCAGCGGATCGCGACGCTCCGGACGCTGTTCGGGACCGACGCCATCCGCGCCGCGGCGATCATGGCCAAGGCCGGCACGGAAGGCTTCGAGGCGCTCGCGGGCGCGATGGGCAAGGTCAGCGCCGAGAGCGTGGCCGCCGAGCGGCTC